TTGACTGCAACTAACGCCAATGTAGCTGCGGCTAATGTAGAAATCACGTCGCTACAGGCAAACATCACCGCAGCAAACATAGCACACACAGCAAATATTAATGCAGCGAATGCTTCGATTACTGCTTCTAATATAGAAATAAATTCTCTACGTGCTAATATCACTGCCGGAAATGCTCTGGCTAATCTTAGAGCAATTACCAGTAATGTGGTTCCAAACGTTAATATAACATTTGATCTTGGAGAAAATTCCAAGCGTTGGGCTAACATTTATGCCAATAACGCACTGTATCTAGGACTGCATACTATTACAACCAGCGGTGGCAACATTTACGTTGACGGCAATCCAGTTGGTGCAGGCACATACGGTAATACTCAAGTGGCACAATACTTGCCGTTCCATAATGCAAATATAGCAGCCACTAACGTTAATGCATCTGCCAATATTGCAGCATCGTATATTAGTGCCACAGCAAATATTACTGCTCTTAACTTAAATGCTATTAGAGTGGTAACTTCAAATGTGTCTTATACTCTTGCCAATGGAACACATTGGTTAACTACAGTATCTAATGTGGCTGCGGCACTAGACCAAATTGCTGCAAGATTGTACGCACTTGAGAACCCATAAAATTGAGTAAATATAGAATAACGGAATAAAAATGGCATATACATCAATTAACATCGGAATTGAACCAAATGACGGTACAGGTAGTCCGCTTCGAACAGCATTTGATGCGGTAAATGATAACTTTCAAATTATCAACGACGGCCTGTACGCTGGCACTAGGCAAACTATTATCAGTGCTCTAAGTGCTCAGAGTGAATATTTTCTTTCAAACACTTACATTTTAGCAAATACATACGTCAGTGCGAACAGTCTGATTGGTAATAGTGTCACTAGTAATGGTAATCTTTTTGTTAGTCAAGGTGGTGCATTTATCTATGGTAATGTTAATATTGTTGGTAATTTGACTGTAACAGGATCACAGCAATCTACACAAACTTCAAGTGCAACTTCGCCTATTATTTTAATTCATGCCAATGCTGCTCCGTATACATCAAATGATAATAAAGATATTGGATTAGAATGGCAGTATTTTGATACAACCGACAAGTATGCTTTTTTAGGTTGGCAAAACACTTCAGGCAGTTTAGTCTATTTAGATAATATAACCGATACTGCTAATATTATTACTAGTGGCTCGTTTGGTAATGTGCAATTTGGTCAGCTATTATTAAGTAATACCACAGCAGCAACTAGCAATATTACAGGTGCCTTGCAAGTGGCCGGTGGTGCAGGAATCCAAGGCAATGTTTATGTACAGAGCAATGTGTTTGTAGGCAATAATGCCAACGTAGCCAATCTCACAGTAAGAGGATTCCATGTAGGAAGTCTAAGATTTTCCGGAGCTGATACTGTTTTAATTAACGGTAGCCCGGTGCAGACTGCTGCACAAGCATTCAATGGCGGTACAATTGGATTACAAACCATTTTTGCCGACTTAACAACATCAACTGGACTGGGTACAGGTGCGGTAAGGATTGCAGGAGGATTTAGTGCTAACGGTAATGTATTTGTCAGCAACTTACACACAATCGCCGGTGGTAATATTAGATCAAATATTCTTGGTAATGTCATTACCAGTAATCAGCCGTTTATAACAACTCTAGGAACCCTAGCAACTCTAAACGTTTCAGGACAAACCTCAACAGCAAATATTATACCCAACACAGATAATCAACGTTGGTTGGGTACTCCAGGTAGTAGATGGCAACAGGCCCATATTTTTAATTTAACACCTGCTCAAATTACCGGTACTGTCAGTTTTACCGGCGTACCAAATTTTGGATCAAATATTTTAGCTACCGCTGGTACAGATAGTACAGATAAAACATCTGGCGCAGTTGTAATTACAGGATTTGGTGGACTTGGAGTAGGAGGCACTATTCATGTTGGTGGTAATATTTACATTGACAACATCAATGATGCATCTGGTTTAATTGCTTCAACTACCAACGCATATGTATTCAACGAAGTTGCTAAGGAAATTTATATTGGCCAAGCCGGTGTTACTAGATTTGGTAATACCACCAAAGCAACTGCATTGTCTACAGGTGCAGTACAAGTTACATCGGGTGGTATGAGTATTAACTCGGGTAATTTATATATTGGAGGCTCAGCCGGCAATGCTATTATTGCTACTGGTAATATTAGTGCAACTGGAAATATTGTAGCTTCTACTAATTTATTTTCGCACGGTAATATCATTGGCGGATTAGGAACTAGAGGGTTCCTGGGAAATATTTATGGTTCTCCTACAACAGGCAACACTCATGTGGGATCACATTTCCGACCTACTGCAAACGTTACTCTGAATCTTGGTGAGTTTTTCCTAAGATACAATACTGTCTACGCCAATGTTGTTAACTCTTATTTTGTATCTGCAGCCAACGTTATTACATCTAACGTAGAAACACAAAATCTAACAACAGGTAGTATTGTGGCCGGTGGTGGCATGTTCACTGGAGCAGTAAATGCCCCAACTGCTGCTCCAGGCACTAGTACAGGACAGCTGGCTACTACAGAATTTGTTATTAACAACACACTACCAGCTGGCGCATTAATTATGTGGTCAACTGGATCAGCACCAGTAGGATGGTTGTTGTGTCAGGGCCAAGCTGTTTCACGTTCAACATATTCGACCTTGTTTGGAGCAATTGGTACTACATTTGGGTCAGGCGATGGATCTAGTACATTTAACCTACCAGATTATAGAAATCGAATGCCAGTTGGCGCCGGAACTTTGTATTCAGTTGGTTCAACAGGTGGTAGCAAAGATGCTGTTGTAGTTGATCACTCGCATAGTTTAAGCGGTGGTGGTGTCAGTGGAACTTTTGTCACTGGAATCTCCACATCGAGTTCTAGCTTTGATACCCTTGGTTCAAGTGCAATTACCAATATATTCACTTCAACTGGATCTCCAAGTTATACGAATCCTACAGTACAATCTACTGGATCATCGGGGACCAATGCAAACATGCCACCGTACTTGGGTATACAGTTTATTATAAAAACATAATGAGTACAATTAATTGGATTACTAAAAAAGGCGATTTAGGTACTGTACCAGAATCGCAGTTTTTCTCTCAACAGTTCGAAGCTGTTGACAGTGATGCACAACCTTTAATTTACAGTTTTATCAGCGGTGAATTGCCCGGTGGAATGTATATAACCAGAACCGGGGAATTACGCGGAGTACCAACAATCTTAAGTTCTGTATCTCAAACTGCGGTTTATGCATTTACAGTAAGAGCAATTAACCCGCAAGGCAAGGTAGCAGATAGATCGTTTTCTATTAGTGTTAGTAATGTAGCAGGTCCTCAAATATTTCCTAGACCCAATCTTGTTGGAGCTTTTTTTGATGGAGAATATTTAGAATATCAATTCTCATCTATAAATGATAACCCTGCTGCTACACAAACATGGAGTGTGCTAACAGGAAATTTACCTCCAGGAACTACTTTATCAGCTGATGGTAAACTATCTGGTTATCTTGAGGTTGTTGCATCAAATACAGACTTATTGGGATTCGAAGCAACAGGTATAGAATCTGTTGTTTATGATGTTCTACCTGAAAGTACAGATCGAAACTATAATTTTACTTTACAAGTTAGTGATGGTTCTAAATTTGACACTCTTAATGTAAGAGTTTTAGTTGTTAGTAAAGGAAATTTTACTGGTGATAATGATATTACATTAATTAACAATACTTTTTTAACCATTGACCAAGACAATCGTTATCGCCCAATTATTCTAAACGCACCAGATTCTTTGCCAATTAGAGTGGTAGGAGATACATTTGCCTACAAATTTTTAGCATATGACCCTGAGGACGAGGACATTTCCTGGAAAGTAGACGAATTGGCATTTAGTGGTATGGATGACCTAGATGCTGCTGTTGATCAGATTATAACTGGTGCAGGCAATGCAGGTCCGTATACATTAGACGAACCCAGCGGAGCAAGTGAAATATGTGTTAGAGTCAATGATGTTTTATTAACTCCTCTTAAAGATTATAATACCGTAATTAATCAATTGACTTTTACTAATTATTCAATTACTAGTGTGGTCAGAACAAACGACGAAGTTGTAGCAACATTATCAACTCCTCATGCATACGTAGCAGGGGATATAATTGATGTATATGGAGTTACCAATACAACGTTTAACGGAAGATTTATTGTTAAAGAAGCTGTTTCAGATTATGTACTAAAATATAATCAAGGAGCAACTGACGCCACTTCTTCAAACGGCACGTTAGCAACAAGAGCTCCTAATGCTACAGACGTAGTCGAAGTTCTTTATATCAGCAGTACAACCGGCTTTGATACAATTTTATTTGATCAAGGACAGGAAGGAATATCAGCACTTGGATTACAAATTAGTCAAGACACTGGATGGTTATATGGTACTCTGCCACCTCAGGTTGGTGATTTAGAAACGTATTCTATTGTTGTTCGAGCATATCGTAGTCTGAACGTTGATTATTTAAGTGATCCGGTCGCTTTCAGATTAACAGTCAAACGAACCAGAAATGAAGAAATCATATGGAACACTCCGCCTGATCTAGGCTACATCGATAACGGGTCAATCAGTGAAGTGACCATTAGTGCCACAAACACTGTAGGCAAAGAACTAGAATATAGTTTAGTATATGAACCGTATCGCAGGGTTCCCCAAGGTCTTCGAATGTTAAGATCCGGGCAGTTTGTTGGCAAAGTTACTTTTAGATATTTTAGTTTAGACAGTGCAAGAGGCTTCTTGCCAATGACAACCGTCGAAGGTATAGAAGTAGGAATGAGTGTTCAAGGAGTTGGTGTTGCTGCAGGCTGTGAAGTGGCTGATATTCTTGAAGACAATATCATTGAAGTTCGCCCGGCAATTTATGTTGTACAAGGCTCTCCTCTAACTTTTAGTAACGATGAAAATACCATTGTTATAAACACTATAGCAAACGCTATTTCTACTGTCATTGACGGCGGAGACACTACCTTTGACCAAGATTGTAGATTTAGTGTCAAGGCAGAAGCCATTGACAAGTCTATATCATCTGTTAATAATTTTGTTATTCATGTAAGGCCGCGTAATCTTGCACCTTTTGAAAATTTATATTTAAAAGCTCTTCCAAAAGAAGAGCAAAGACTAGCCTTAAAGAATATACTAGAAGATACCAATATTGTTCCAAGAGAATTGTTGTATAGACCAGACGATGCCTTTTTTGGTTTACAAAAGAACTTAAAGTTTTTATTTTTACCCGGACTAAGTGCTTCAAAAGCGGGTGTTGTTATTAATTCTATTGCACTAAATCATTATACTAAATCTCTAAATTTTGGTAATATAAGAACAGCACGGGCAGTTAATAATAACGGTACAATTGACTACGAAGTGGTTTATGCTGATGTAATTGACAATCAACAATTTGATACTGTAGGTCCACCATTAAGTGTAAATCTTACAAATAAAAATAAGTTTAAATTTGGAACATCAGAATACAACACAATATATCCTAACAGTTTTAACAACATGCAAAATCGTTTAGAAGAAGGCCTAGGATACTCTAATAGAGGAGCTTTGCCTAGATGGATGACTAGCGTACAGGAAGATGGTCGAGTATTAGGTTTAACTAGAGCAGTAGTATTAGCTTATACTAAACCAGGAGCATCAAAGTTAATTGCTTATAGATTAAAAAATAGTGGCTATAAATTAAACTCAATTGATTTTGTAGTTGACAGATATCAATGGGATAACTATCTGTCAAAATTCTATGACACTGATACAAATAGATTTTTACCAAGTAGAGACACAACTTTTGACAAATATCCTAATTTGGGTGTGGGCAGTGATGTTATTGTTGGTAGTGTCATATTTCCAGTTAATAACTCCAATACACTTGTTATTACAGATAATTTAAAAATTGGATATGGATGGATTTGTGGACCCACAGACACGCTAGCAGAAGTTTCTGCAAATACAGCGGTCAGATCTGTTGAACTTACATCAGTCAATGGGCAACGGGCTTTAAACATGGTGCTATCATCTAATATCACTGCATCGGTGGGTGCCGTATTAAAATTTGATGGATCTGCTCGAGTTGACTATGCTGTTTCTGGACCATTTAGTCAGATTAATGGTAATACAGTTGAAAATGTAAAACGACTTGGGTTAATTGATGGAATAACAAATTTTGTAGAAAACGAATTAATCATTTTTGCCAATCAGGCAAATTTTGGCGATGACTATTATAATGATGGGTGGGTTTTAACTGACGGAATTACTACTGTGCCTGGATACTTGGATAAACTTTCAGGATTAAGTACAGTTAATCAGCGCGGGGGTGTATGGCAAATGACATGGGAGTCAATGGTACCGCTAGGGTTTGACAATCCTACCGTTGGGTTTGACGAAGCTAGCCCGGGTTTTGCATATTCAAGGTTTGATCAAGGTGATGACGCAGAAATTAAACTAGTATTCCAAAATGAGTGTAATTTAGCCCAGACAGTCAAAGTCAGAACTGGTAAAAGTTATCCCTCAAGTACCCTACAATATAGACAGTCTGCTGGCGAAGTTGTTCCAAGATACAGAATATTTACAGGTTCGTTAGCTAGCGAAGAAACAACTTTTGACGGGGGCAGTTGTCAGTGCCGCGAAGGCGACCCAGGAAAAGGCGGTGTACGTGGTGGTACAGCCTTTAGTAATAACAGAGACAAATATATCATTCCAGAATCTGAGGATAAATATATCAAGTTCCCACAAAATGGAGTATTCGTATAAATGACAAGCCAAGTAAATCCAAATAATATTGACGGTACATATCCCGTTGCAGGCCAAGACAACGACAGTCAAGGTTTCCGTGATAATTTTACCAACATTCGTAATAATTTTACCTATGTAAAAGCCGAACTTGAAGACATTCAAAATAAGTCTGTTTTTAAATCTGCTCTGAGCAATACCACGCTGGAAAACGACCTATTGGGTAATGCCATTGTAGGTGCAAGTTTAACCAGCTACAGAGAAACTTACAACAACATTGGTGCTGTAGGAGGAGCGTTTACAGTAGATTTTGCCAGAGGTAATTTCCAAAAAATTACTATTTCTTCGCCCGGCGCAGCAATACTGTCGTTGGACTTTCCAAGTAATGCAGCAAATCAGAATGCCAAAGTGGTACTTTGGGTAAATGTAAGCACTCCTGGATATTCATTGACTGTTCCTGGTACCGTATCTTTGGGTGATAAAGATACTATTGCTGGAATGGTTGGTAATACAATTACTTTTAGTGCAATTGAATTAGCCAATACCAATGATTTTTTCTTTGAGTTTAGCACTGTTGATTATGGATCAACTATTGCAATTAAAGATTTAACTAGAAACAGAGCGTACAATTTTAGTGGATTAACGGTTTCTGGAGGCAACATTGTTGCTAATAGCACTACAGTTTCCACTTCTGCCACTACTGGTGCATTAGTTGTTAGAGGTGGCGTTGGTATTGCCGGTAATACTTTTGTAAACGGTAATTTAATAATTAATAATGGTATAATTAACCCAGATTATTTCATTGCCAATGTTGTAACTGATCAAAATCTTGTTGCCAATGTTGACTACAACAGATTTATTGCCAACTGTAGTCCAACTGGTACTGTTGCCAATTTGTTTATTACTTTACCTAATTCAGCCGAAGATGGTAGGATTCTAGATATTACTTCAATGACCGCCATTACCAGTTGCTTTGTTTCTAACATGACTCCAGCAGTTACTTCCGTCTATGGGTTAGCAAACAATTGGTCTGCTACTGCAAGCCTGACTAATTCTGTTTCTGTTAAACTCATGTACAGTTCTTCTGTGGCACGTTGGTTTAAAATTTAATAATCTAAATCATTGACTCCTAGATTTGCATAGTTTATAATTGTGCAAACTAGGAGTTTTTTATGACCGTAGATTTAAATAGATACTCAGAATTTGTAAAAGCAGTAACTTCTAAACCGTCAAATGATCTGACCACTTTTATGAACCGTTTAGACGAACTAGACGGTAATTGGGATAGCGAAAAACAAGCACACGGTCCGGACATCAATGTACCGCTATTGCTTACAGCAGCACTAGGACTCGCTGCCGAAACTGGCGAGTTTTGTGAAATTCCAAAAAAGATTTATTTTCAAGGTAAACCATTAAATGAAGAAAATCTATTCCATATGAAACGCGAGCTAGGCGATATTATGTGGTACTGGATTAATGCTTGCAGAGCTTTAAATATAGATCCAAATGATGTCATTGAAGAAAATGTAAATAAACTAAAAGCTAGATATCCAGGAGGCGAATTTGATGTGCATCGCTCTGAGAATAGACAAACTGGAGACATTTAGTGCAGGCCTGGGTCAATGATTTTCCTCCGTTAAATTTATGGAATTGGCCTAGTTTTAATATAGGAGATCTTATGCACCCACTTGTTCCAAATTTATCTGAGTTGTCAAACGAAGATCTACATAAGAAATACAATGAATTAATGCAAAAAATGAATCAGGCCTATCGTTTTGGTCCTACCAGCGTTATTCCTCAAATGCAAATGATATTAGAAAATTACAAGCACGAAATGGATACACGTAATCGTAAGGTTATGGAAGAAATGGAAGCCAAAGCTGATAAATTTAAAGGTTTAATAGATATTCAAAAATGAATTACGATAAGTTTGGCGTAGCTCATGCTACTACCGATGAAATTTGCGATCTACTCTATCAAAATCCAGAGGTAGATATTTCTAAAATTTTAGTCGATGATCCTTACGTGTATAACAATGCTGTAAAAGATTTTTATGCCGATCTTCCTGTTTTGAAATTGTATAATTTAGACACAGCTGACATTAAAAAATATGACACAGTGAATCAGAGCTTATGGTTTATGTCAGAAGAATATCTTAATTTAGACATTGCACAGTGGCTATTAGATCAATGTAAAACACAAGATGAAATGCAACGTGTTGGTAAAGAGTTATTGTTATATCAAGAAAGAGATCTGTTTCCTTTACTAAAACAACTCAAATATATAATTGACACCTGGCGTGCCAATAACATTGTATGGGGAGTCGGTAGAGGATCCAGTGTTGCTAGTTATGTTTTATATCTAATAGGTGTACATAAAATTAACAGTATGTATTATGATTTAGATATAGAAGAATTCTTACGATAAATACCGCACAAGGAGACATCAATGAATAAAAGAGTTTATACCACAGCAAATGGTAAACGAATCAATATAGATGCAATTATTGCTCAAAATGAAAGCACAATTGCAGTTGGTAATATGAAAGTAAATGCTCGTGGAGATCAATTGGGCCCTGGTGGCAAAGTAGAATTGACTAGGGACAAGGTTATGCAAGACCACTATAAATTAAATAATCAAATAGCGGTAGATGATCCGCCGCAACCAAGAAAACGCGAAGTTAAAAAAGACATGGTCGACGAATGGGTAGAACCAATTAATGAAGAAATACCCGAAGTGCCACAAACTTCTGTTCAACCAAAGCTACGAGGCAGTTTGGCTGACTCAGTAGCAAAAAATCAACCAATCATAAAAGCCCCTGTAAAACGTTCAGGGCCTTCAAGAATTTAAGGAGTAATCATGGCAGTTTCAAATCCGTTTGATCAAAAACGAGGATATCAATTTGAAATAGAAATTGATGGTGAAATCAGGCCACTACATGACAGTGTTATTGTTACTGAAATGGATTTTAGTGGCCGACAACTAGCTAGTGGAGTAATATTACTTAATGACGACGGTAAAACAGATGGTATTCGTCCGCGATGGGCAAGAGTATATGCTACTGGGCCAGAACAACGCGACGTTAGTGTGGGTCAATGGGTGCTTGTTGAACACGGAAGATGGAGCCGCGGTCTTAGAATTGTTAAAGACGGAGAAGAAATCGTCATACGTAGAGCGGATCCTAACGCAATTATTTTTGCCACAGACACCCAACCAGATGATATAAACACTATTTCAACCGCAGTACATGCCGAGCGTAAAACTCGCGAACAGTACGAATGATCAAAAACTGGAACATAGATAACATTGTCAGTCAATTACATTCATGCAATTACGCCATGACAGATCCTCGTATGGATGGTTTTGTAACTTGGGGTTGCAAACAAGACCTTTATACTGTAAAATTTATACTAGATGAAATGTTAGAGAATTCTCCAACATACGTGGGCGAACAAGAATGGCTCGAAGAAAGAGCCAAAGAAAAAACCTGGAAAATTATATCACGATAATGCAAACTTCTGTAAAATTACGAACCGGACATAGACTTGATCTAGACGATGGCGCAAGCTGCTATTGGTTTGAAATGGACCATCCTAGAGAAAAAGTACCTGATTTTAAAACTATCTACGATTACTATATTGAAAAAAACTTTTGGAAACAGTGGATTAAACCTGGCATGACCTGTATTGACATTGGCGGTCATTCAGGAGATACAGCGATTCCAATGATGACGCAATGTAGAGCTACGGTGTTGTCTGTGGAACCCAATCCTGTGATTCGCCCTTATTTGCAATTCAATTGCGAAGTCAATAAGCATCTAGGTCGATTTGTTATTGCATCAGAAGCAGTAACCAATCAAAATGCCGATAATCTTACTTTTAAAGATCATCAAAACAGTATGTGTAATGGTGGTCTAGTTGGTGAGACCTGGGATGCAGAAACTGCCGCTAGAGTAGCAGGTATGAGTGGAGAAAGTATTACTGTGTCTGGACTGACATTAGAGGACATGTGCAAAAAGTATTTGACCAATGATGAAATGGAAAAGATTGGTTTTGTTAAAACAGATACCGAAGGACATGATATAGAAATCATTAGGAGTTCTAGAGATATTCTTGTAAAATATAAACCTGTACTATTCACCGAGTGGTTTGTTGCATACAGTCAAGCCGATACCAATGAACTGTTTCGAGTCATTGACCAGGCAGGATATGTGGCATTTTACCCTGAAACCATGCAAGAAGCACACCCCGATCAAAGAAGCGAAGATTTAGTTTGCCTACACAAGGACAATTTATGAAAGTAGAACTAAGCAATGTTGATGGCTATCATACTTACGGGTATTTTGAGCCAATGAATCATCCAGAAGGCTATTGTGCCTTAAAAATTACCAGTCAATTGGAGACTGCCAAAAATCCTGAAGCAGAACAGACTAGATTTACTATGATACTGTCTCCTGATGCCCTCAACAATTTACGCACACTAATTAAATGAAAGAACTTTGGACTGAAAAATATCGCCCACAATCAATTGATGGGTATGTATTCACTGACCCCACACAGCGAGAACAAATTGAATATTTTATAAAAGAAAAATCAATCCCGCATTTGCTATTCACCGGCCCAGCGGGCACTGGCAAAACAACACTGGCAAAAATTCTTGTTAATAGTTTGGACATTGATCCTTATGATTTTTTGCAAGTTAATGCGTCTAGAGATAACGGTGTAGATTTTCTTAAAACTAAAATCGAAGGCTTTGTAAGTACAATGCCGTTTGGTGATTTAAAAATTGTATTGCTAGATGAAGCTGACTATTTGAGTCATAATGCACAGGCTATCTTGCGTGGATTAATGGAGACTTATGCTAGCCAAGCTAGATTTATTCTCACTTGCAATCTAGCGCACAAGATTATCAATCCACTCAAAAGTCGTTGTCAACAGTTTGTTATTGACAAAACTGATACAACGGAATTTACCACTAGAGTTGCCACTGTATTAATTACAGAAGGTGCAGAATTTGACATCGACACTTTAGACAGTTATGTCAAAGCCACTTATCCGGACTTACGTAAATGTTTAAATCTATTACAAAGCAATAGTGTAAGCGGCAAACTATCTATATCTAAAGGTAGTGATTCTAGCACTACAGACTACAAACTAGACGTGGTGAACTTGTTCAAGCAAGGAAAGATACGTGAAGCAAGAACACTGTTTTGTTCACACACTTCTGCCGATGAATGCGAGAACGCATTTACTTGGATGCATCAGAATCTGGACTTGTGGTCAGGTACTCTTGAAGGTCAGGACGAAGCAATTAAAATTATACGCAAAGGTGCAGCTACACATTCACTGGTAGCCGATCACGAAATTAATCTTTCAGCAACATTTGTGGAACTCAGTCAAATATCATGAAAAAACAAAACATCTATCTTGTAGCTCACTACTCAACCAGACCACGAGACCCAAAGAAAACACGCATACCGGGTTATATGAAAGATCCTGCTAATCATCAGATCGACGAACAGGTTCAAATCAGTACAAGATTACGCAAGCAAGACGTTAATGCTAAAATTATTATTAATCTTACTGATAAAAAAGTTGAACAAAACAGCTTCAATGGCAAAAAAGACTTCAATGAACTATTCAAATACTTTTTTAAAGGGTATCACAAATACGTAACTGAAGTTATGTCCAAGTTGGATCCTGAATATTTTAATTCTATGCTCGACGAAATGCAAGCAGAGCTAGACTCAGAAAAGAAAAATGAAGAAATTCCAGCTTAGTGAAGCAGGTGCTAGAGGTTGGTTTGTAGGGGACTTTCCTGAAGCAATACATCGCACTAAAGATTTTGAAACTTGCTACCAAACTAATTTAGCTGGTACAGTTTACGAACGACATTATCATAAGATCGTTACCGAAATACAGTTAATCACACGTGGATGCATGGTACTTAACGATGTTGAATATCGCACCGGAGATATTGTAATTGTAGAGCCCGGAGATATAGTTGGTGGTTATTATCCCGAAGATACTGACACTGTAGCAGTTAAATTTCCTAGTGTACCCGACGATAAATATTATGTATGAGTAATATCTTTAAAGTAATGAAGGCGAAAAAGAAGAGGGCAGCAAATCCTGATGCTCCGCCACGTCCTAATTTAATGACTCATGATGTAAAACTGCGGGATCAAGAACTTACAGTCAATAATCTGATGTCATCTGTTGCATATCTCAGAGATCGTGTGCATAATCTAGAATCAAAATTACGTAATCAAACAACTTATCTGCAAGCTCTGCATAACAAAATTATCAAAAATAAATAATGACAACTTTATATTTAGACATGGACGGCGTAGTTGCCGACTTTGACGAGTACGCCGCACGTACTTTAGGAATACCACCATCAAGCGGAATCTATCCTGACGAGGTATGGTACAAACTGGCTTCAAATGCTAGACTGTATAGAGACTTGATTAAAACATCGTACGCAGACCAATTGGTATTTGAATGTAGTAAATTTGCTAAACAACACAATTACGAATTAATGTTTTTGACTGCCGTTCCCAAGGGCAATGACGTTCCTTGGGCATTTTATGACAAAGTCTATTGGGCCAGACACAGCTTTCCTACTATTCCGGTTATGTTTGGACCGTTTAGTAAAGACAAACACCAGCACTGTAAACCCGGAGATATTTTAATTGATGATCGTGCCAGCAACATTGAAGAATGGCGTGCTGCGAGTGGCCTAGCAATACTACACAAAGATTACAACGATACTATGACTCAATTAAATCAATTGATTCCACAAGTTTCGTTGCAAGTGTAAATTTTACCTTGTGCAACAGAGTCTTGATTCCAAGACTCTTCAATTTTATTAAACCATTCCACAGCATGTTCAATGCTGTATTCCAAAGCATTATTGTTCTTGATAATAGGTCGTAGCTGCATATTACTAGGATTACCTGTTTCTTGCATGGGATAAAATCCCAACCAACAGCAAGGATATACTTCTCCATTGGCTGTGATGTATATTTCTTTTTGTTTTTTAGCATAACAGTCAATTTTTCTATTAGGATGTTCGGTCTGTAGTATTGTAATCTCAGGCTTGTCTACATAATGTAAATGAAATGTAAACAACTCATCAAAATTTTTACTACCAGCGTAATTTCCTAAACTATGGCTGTAATTGCCATCTCTTGTAAAAACAGGACCTGTATTGCGTCCAGCATCCACCACATGAAATTCTTGAAATCCTAATTGTTTAGATAATTCCCTAGCTTGATCAATTTGATGTTCATTATGAGCAAAAGGTATAAATGCCCATATTGCATATCCGCCTGCCGCAATAAACTTACAGGCATTTTCTATAATCAAATCAAAGTTGGTATATTGACGATATAGATGATGTGTGTCGTTGAGTCCATCTAATCTAAAATGCACTCGAGTTTTTAATTCTCCCAGTCTGGTCCAAATGTTAGGACGTCCACTGGCGTTGGTACTGATTTCAATTGCCAAATTAGGATTCACACTTTTAAAATATTCCACTATTTCCAATCCATCACGAGCAGTTATGAAATCTCCATAATTGCCGTTTATTAAAATATGATTTATTTGTGTAAGAAAGGAAGATGTGAATATTTTTTGCGCCTGCTCTAAAGACATGTCGCAGACAGGATAGGAATCAATTGTGTCAACGCCGCGAAAATTTCTTGGACATTCAGGACAAGCAGCATTGCATCTAGTTGAAATCTCCAAATGAACGCTGCTTATGTCGTTGTATTTTAGCATTCAGTATTTAACTACATTATTCCTCCCCGTATAGTTTAAGAACTTCAGCTACAGCAGGATGTCGTCTGACGTCCTTGACTGCAAATTCTACACCAGCAATGTATTGGCTGTCAAAGTTTGTCATCAAACTTTGGAAGTCCAATAGTCCGTTGTCCTTGGCCCTACGGTCGGCCTGCTGTGTATCACCTGTAATAACCATCTTGGAGTTTTCACCTAAACGAGTTAGCAGCATCTTCATCTGACTTGGTGTCGCGTTTTGCATTTCATCTGCAATAATCCACGAGTTTTTAAATGTCCGCCCTCGCATGTATGCTAGTGGAGCAATCTCTATATATTTTTCTTCTAGCAGACGTAGTACCTCCTGTGGTTTGTAATACTCCTCTATAATATCAAAGATGGGTCTAGTCCACGGCTCCATCTTTTGATTCAGTGTGCCCGGTAAAAATCCATGTTGCTCGTCATCAACACCTACTGCGGGCCTAGTAATAACAATCTTAGAGCATTCGCCTGCTCTAAATGCTTTTAGCGCGGCCAACACAGCCAGCATAGTTTTGCCTGTTCCTGCCGGGCCTGCGGCATATACTATTAAGCGTTGGGGATTTTCTAGTAGATCAATGTAAGTTTCTTGGTTTAAGCTTTTTGGGATCAGTTGAATGGTACGGCGTTGTTTTTGATAGGAATCAATGTTGCTAACTACTGTTAATTGTGCTACTTCATTGCGACGGCGTTTGCTCAAGACTGCCTCCTTTATGTTTGGTGGATCTAACATAGCCGAGCTCCTTAAAGTGGGCTTGGCCTCTTCTTTATCAAGTCCACGCAAATATTTAAGAAACAAAATTTATATTGAAAACTGTGTGTTTATTAATATTTTTCCGGGCTAAGTATTAGACCGTACTCAAGCAAATTATTCATAAAACTATTAGAACAAATATTGGCTAAATAACTAATATTGAAATAAATTTTATGCCAACAGATATAAAAGACGTATTAGAAAACACAAAAACCATATCCATGACAGATAGTGCAGTTAATACCCTCTTGGATTTTGAGCGTGTTGTTGACGAGCTGGATGTATATACTTTTGCTAATTGGAAAAAAGGCGAACTTGTTGTTGGACCAAAATACGAAAAATATTTCGTAACTTGTACTTTTATGTGGCCACACAAACTAATGCCTGATCCACGAGGTGGGGAACGCCTATTAGATTATGGGTGTGAAATAAGATATAAAAAAGATCATCTACAATACCCAGTTAAAGTAAAAGATCCAGAAGATTTTAAACCTGGTACTAAAGTACCAAAAATGGCCAGAGTTCCTGTTTGGCTAGTAGAAATTGTTATGCCCAAGCAGTTGATGCAAGAAATTAATCAAGGTAGCGTGGAACTAGAAGCTGGCAAAGTCGATGCCGAAGACATTGAACAAAGCTACGAAGAAGGCTTAGACGATAACATGTACAAGACCGAAGCAGAAGCGCCTACATCGGCTAGTCAGGGCCAAGAAAATACACCACAAGGACAACAAAATGGACCAGCACCTTATTAATGTTACCGAAGGGTTAGAAGCAAATGACCTAAAACGTTTAGTTCATAACGAATTGCATATTGACGAATACAAGAGCAAGATGGGCAAGGACGAGGATGTTGCAGTTATGAGTTTCAAGGTCAACGGAAAAGAGCCAGCATCAGATTTAGTTAACTTTATCGAAAAAGGCTATGATTGGGTAATCGATGCTGATATAAGTGCTGGCGAACTAGACGATGGCGATTTTATCGTATTTGTCGAAACCGATCGTGTTCCTGCTTTGGCTGAAAATATTATTCTCATGATGGAAGATGTTATGAGGTTGACAAATCAGAAGTTGTCTGAGTGGAGACTATTAACTAGATCTAGTCCAGAAGAGCATGAGTTAACTGCGGACAATATTAAAATGCTAGTTCCTCTTACCACAGAAGATTATCTACGTAGATTTGGAGAAAAGGCATTAGATGAGATGCGTGCCGCAGCAGGCGTTAATATTCACACCAAGGCTCCAAAAAATGATCATACACAATCATTGAGATCGTTGGCAGGTATTCTTTAACTTTTTTACATGTTAGATCTGATAACGGTAGTATTTCAGCCTGAAATACCTTACCTTGAAATTCAAGCTAAATCTATAGATCAAAACTTTGATGAAGATCAAATAAAAAACATTTATATAGTTGTAAATGATCAAGACTCAATTGTTGATTTAATACCTAAATCCTGGTGGGGAAAATTCGCTGATCGAGTAATTATCTATCCATATTCTACATTTGGTTATGTTAATAGGGTAGGCGGCTGGGACAATCAACAATTGTGTAAATTGTTAGCCGCAGCCAGATCTACATGTGAGTGGAGTGTGGTATTAGATGCCAAAACTTTCTTTGTCAAACCATTTAAAATAGAACTATTCTTAGATTCCGATAATCATGCCTGTACTGCCAAACTATTACCACAACCTGTTTTTGAATCAGCAAAACTCTTTGTTGAGAGTCTCTATAACATTGAGCTTGATTATATAATTGGTCCAGGAGGTGTGCCTTTTTTATTTCACACTCAAACTGTTAATTTTTTAATACAGGATACAGAAGAATTAACTAAAAAACCTTTCATTGAGTTTTTTCTTGACAATGTTTGCTATCCTAATTTGATCACTGAATTTTATCTTTATTCTGCATATGTCAAATATAAGTATGGTAATTTTGACAAATTGTATGTAGAAAAACAAAGATGGAATTGCGTCAATATTGCAGAATGGGAAGCTGATAATTTTGACGAGCTTTTTTTAAGTATGCAAAAATTTCTTACTTTAACTGTTAGTATTGCTTCTAAAACTTGGGTTTTATTAAGCGAGGAAAAGAAAACTGCTTACCTAGAATTTCTAAATAAGCGAAATCTAATCACTGACACCCAAAATACCCAAAAAAAGCTAAATACTGTTATCAATTAACAGTATTTTTATGTGGCTATTACATCTATTACCTGACAGTTTAATTCTTTTCTTTACCTATTGCTTAATAGGTGCCGGCGCAGTTGGCTTAATAGCCAGTTGGTTGATTACATTCATTCCTTTCCTTAATATCTATAGAAAATGGATCCAGATAGCAAGCGTGCTACTGCTCATTGCCGGTATCTACTGGTATGGTGGTTATAGCAACGAAATGCTCTGGAGAGCCCGTGTAGCAGAAATGGAAGAAAAAGTAAGATTGGCTGAACAAAAATCACAGCAGGCAAACACAGAAATCGAAACTCGAGTAGTTGAAAAGACCAAGGTTATCAGAGAAAAAGGCAAATTACAAATTGAATATGTTAACCGTTTAGTCAAAGGCGACACCGTTGAAATAGTTAAAGATATGAGCGAAGAAGAACGTAAAGCGTTCCTAGCAAAACAACAAGAATTACAGGATGCACTAAAAAATTGTCCTGTTCCACGAATTATAGTTGAAGAACACAATAAAGCAGCGGAGAAAAAATGAAAATTATTTACGCAATTGTATTAGCTTTGTTGGCAGGTTGTTCAACTACTGTACCAGTTACAGCAAAATTTCCTCAGGCTCCAAAATCTCTTACAGAACAATGTGCAGAGTTAAAAAAAATTAACAGTGAACAAGTATCAATAGTTGAATTACATACTACCGTTGTTGAAAATTACACCCACTATTATGAGTGTGCGTTAAAAGTAGAAGAATGGAATACATGGTATGCAAAACAGAAAAAAATATTTGAAGAGGTAAAATAATGCAGCAAGAGGAAGCCTGCCCTATATGTGGCGGAAAACATAACAAATAAAAGGAGCTATTATGGAATTATCAAAAGATCAATTAAAACAATTACTACCAAAGAACCCATATATTGACCACTGGCATAAAGCTTTGAGTCAATTGTTGCCAGATTATGAAATCAATACTCCTCAACGTATTGCATCATTTATTGCTCAATGTGCTCATGAGTCTGGTAGTTTTGTTTTCCTAACAGAAAATTTAAATTACAAAGCTGAAAGTCTTATGAAAGTATTTCCAAAATACTTCACAGAAATGAGTGTCGCAAAAGCTTACGAAAAGAAGCCAGAAAAAATCGCCAACAAAATTTATGCAAATCGCATGGGCAACGGCGACGAAGCGTCAGGCGACGGATACAAGTATCGCGGTCGTGGACTTATTCAATTGACTGGCAAAACAAACTACACTTGGTTTGCTGCCAGCTTGGAAATTGGTGCCGAGGAAGCAGCAGAATATACACAGACCTTCGAAGGCGCGGCACAGAGTGCCTGCTGGTTCTGGGAAACAAATAAGTTAAACAATGAAGCCGACAAAGGCGACATTAAAACAATGACTAGAAAAATTAATGGCGGGTTTATTGGACTAGATGATCGCATCAAGCATTACAACCATGCGCTTCATGTATTAGGAGTACATTAATGAAATATCTATTATTATTAATTCCTTTGGTTTTATTGGGATGCGATGAAAGATATAGATATCCCTGCCAAGACCCAGAGAACTGGGAATTAAAGGAATGTAAAAAACCTTATTGTAGTGCAAATGGCACATGCCCTGAGGATTTAACTCCATACGAAAAAGATAAAGTGGGAGGAATGCCCGGAAACCCAAACTTACAGCCTGCACCACAGGCACCTAAAAAAGGAGATTGTAAATGATTAATGAATTATTCAACCAAGAAAGATATACCACGGAAGAATTAAATGCCAGACTAAAATTCTTTATTGGTATTGTATTAGGATTAACATTGTTTGGTATTGTATTTGTTGTACTATACAGTCTAATTTTTGTTACGCAACCAATGAACGGAATGAGCCCAGTGGATAACAAGTTCTTTGAACTCATTATTCCTATTGCTACATTCTTAACTGGTACGTTATCGGGTATTATGTTGGCTGGTGATGACAAGGAATTAAGAGCAAAAGCATTAGATGCTGCTAATAAACCTTACACTCCTCCACCAGCACCACCAGCACCTGCACCATCAGGGGGCGGCCTTGGCGCATCATTCTCGTTCACTAGTGCAGCAGTAGCGGCAGCACCAATTGGCGATGTTCCAAGTTTTGCTGCAAGTGTAGCACCAGGCTTTGGTGGCAAAGAATCTCCATTCCAACCTGATCATCCGGAACGATAATGAACTTTATTGTTCGAATGCTTTCAGGCGAAAGCGAGAGTAATCCTAGCAGCAAGAGAACCATTACATTTTTGGCTTTCTTGCTGCTAGCGGTTGGATTTATAGCGGAAATGTTTTTTGAAAAGAAAGTTAATCCTACCACTTATGAATATATGATGTATATTGTTGTTGGTGGCTTGGGATTTACAGCATCAGAAAAATTTGTTAAAAAGGATAATACAAAATGAATTATTTTATAGCATTAATGATTGGCGTACTTGCACTAACCAGTGTTTATGCAGCCGAAGAAAAGAAGGTCTGTGTTAAAGAATTTGATAACAAGACCAAGAAAGAAAAAGAAGTTTGCAAAACAATCAAGGTTCACAAGAAACTAGAAGGAACCAAAATTGAAGATGCAAAAAAAGACTCAAAGAAATAATCAGTAATACAACAAATTAACGGTCAATGCTCTAAAGTGTTGACCGTTTTTCTTTTGTAGTGTATACTAACTGTCTATGACCCATTACGCAACCTTAGGTGTAGTCGAGAATGCTACCCAGGATGAAATTAAAAAGGCCTATCGCAAGTTGGCCATGCAACATCATCCTGACAAAGGTGGAGATACTAACAAGTTCCAAGAAATCCAATCAGCCTACGATACTATAGGCGATGAACAGAAACGAGCCCAATACGATGCAGAACGTAGAGGCGGTGGTGTTAGATTTAATGTCAATGGCCAAGATTTTGGTGGCGGTATGCCACCGGGCATGGAAGATATGTTGCGTAATTTTGGATTTGCGTTTGGTCCTGGTTTTGCCGGACAAAATGGAGATCCGTTTGGGGCTTTTAGGCAACCAAGGCGTAATAAAGATATTCAAGTTGATATTGTGGTTCCGCTTTCAACTACACTAAGTGATCAACAAAAAACAATAAGCATACAAACAACAAACGGTGGTCGGCAAGCAGTTGATGTACGAATTCCACGGGGCGTAAGATCAAATACTACTATCAAATATCCCAATTTGGGCGACAACTTTTTTGAAAGTTTACCTAGAGGAGATTTATTTGTACGAGTACATGTTGAAAATGATCCAAAGTTTCAGACTGAAAACTTAGATCTAATTTACTCTATAGATATAGATTGCATACGTGCAATAGTAGGTGATCAAATTACAGTAATTGGTATAGATGGCAAACAATTTGAATTAACTATCCCTCCGGGCACTCAACCAGGTACTAAATTTAGAATAGCAAATCAAGGACTATATGCAATGAACCAAAATATTAGGGGTTCATTGCTGATATCTGTTAAAATAACTATACCAACTCATTTTACTGATGAGCAAAAACAAACTCTTAAAGATCTATTTTTCATTCACTAAATATGGATATGCTACAGACCAATCCCGAAATTGATCATGTTATCGAAGAAGCAACACAGTTGGCCATCAAGTTAAGCCATGAATATGTAACGCTCGAACATGTATTTTTGTCAATGGTTAGATATGAACCATTTAAAGATTTACTTGTTAACTATGGCACAGATGTAGATGCCTTAGAAAATGATTTAGATGCATATCTTCTTTCTCAAATTGATTTGATTAGTGGCGAAGGAGACCCTAAAAAAACACATGCATTGGAACGTGTTTTTAATAGAGCGTTTACTCAAGTACTATTCAGCGCACGTACTCACATAACTTTGATTGACTTGTTTTTAAGTATACATGCCGAAAACAACAGTTATGCACATTATTTTATGATCAAATATGGTCTTGAACGTGCTAAACTTGTTGAATTATATAATAAATCTTACAAGAATGATAGTAATAAAACCATTACAGATACATCCAGGGCAGATAAAGTACTAGAGCATTTTTGTACCAATCTTAATAGGTTAGCTACAGAAGGAAAAATTGATCCTGTCATTGGTAGAAATTTTGAAACAAATGAAATCGTTGAAGTACTTGCACGTAGAAATAAAAATAATGTATTGTTAATCGGCGACCCGGGAGTTGGTAAGACTGCTATTGCCGAAGGCCTAGCTTTGTCAATTACACTAAAAACTGTACCCGACTATTTGCATGACTATACTGTTTATAATCTTGACATTGGTACAATACTTGCAGGCAGCAAGTATAGAGGAGATTTTGAAGAAAAAATTCAAGAGATCATTACTGCACTGACAGTAAAAGGTAAAGCAATATTGTTTATTGACGAGGCACATCAGATGCGTGGAGCCGGATCTGGAAGTCAGAGTGGTCCGGACTTTAGCAACATGATCAAACCAGCCTTGGCCAAAGGACGTATCAAAGTAATTGCCAGTACAACCTGGGAAGAGTATACACAGACCTTTGAGAAAGATCGTGCTCTAATGCGCCGATTCCAACGTATTACTGTTGATGAGCCAAGTCCTGCTGTGGCCAAAGATATTCTACACGGATTGCGATCTCACTTTGAAAAATTCCATAATGGAACAATAACTGATGGTGCAATTGAAGCCGCAGTTGACCTTAGTGTACGATACCAAACTGATAAAAAACTTCCTGACAAAGCTATTGATTTAATTGACATTTGCTGTGCTAGACACAAAATTAATTCCGCCGACTGGACAATTGTGCGAAATGATATTGTCAGTGCAATTAGCAAAATGACTAAAATTCCTGTAGAACAAATTGGTACAACAGAAAATTCCAAAGGAATAGAAAATTTAGAAACAAAAATAAAAGACAAACTGTTTGGACAGGATCAAGCAATCGAATCTGTTCTGGAAAAAATCTATGTCAGCAGAGCAGGGTTAAAAGCAATTAACAAACCAGTTGGCAACTTCTTGTTCCTGGGTCCAACTGGTACTGGTAAAACAGAACTGGCTAAATTACTGGCAGAAAATCTTGGCATGAAGCTGATGCGGTATGACATGAGCGAATATCAGGAGCGACATGCTGTAGCAAAACTGATTGGTGCTCCACCCGGCTATGTAGGCTATGATGATGGTAATCTTGGCGGCGGATTGTTAATTAGTGATATTGAAAAAAATCCCAACTCAATTATATTAATGGATGAAATTGAAAAAGCACATCCTGACGTGAGTAATATTTTATTGCAGATGATGGATGAAGGTACTATTACATCATCTAATGGTAAAAAAGCAGATTGCAGAAACTCTATAATTGTGTTAACATCTAACCTAGGCGCAGCAGACAATGAAAAACACACTATTGGTTTTACCACTGCATTAGAAAAAAGCGGCGAAGATGACAAAGCAGTCAAAGACTTCTTTAAACCAGAATTTAGAAATAGACTAGATGGTGTTGTTAAGTTTAACAAGCTTGATCAATTGAGTATGAGAAAAATTGTTAACAAATTTGTTAGCGACCTCAATGATCTGTTGCAGGATAAACAGCTACGAGTCAGACTGACAGAAAAAGCAGTCGATGAACTGGTAGTAAATGGATTTGATACTAAAATGGGCGCAAGACCGCTACAAAGAAAAATCAACGATGTCATAAAAGTTCCATTGAGTAAAAAAATATTGTTTGAAAATATAGCATCAGGAACAACTATAATTGTAGATTTTGCCAATAAAGAATTTGTTTTTCAACCGGTAGAAACCTCAAACCTTCAACATAGAATAGACGAAAATGGATACATTGTTCTGGAAGAACCTATCTCCGAATATTGAAATTTTATCATCATCTAAACAGTTTTATAATCAATATTACTATAGACTTAATGTGTATGCGCCTGGCTGTAAAAGTATTAAGTGCGAGAATGTAGCTCTTGATATTGATAAACGCAAAGACTGGGTACGAGATTACAAACGTCAGGGTTCGTGGTATAATAAACAGTTATACAATCATCTCAAACAAGCAGATATTGGATTTTTAAGTAGTCTTAAAGACCTTTATTATGAATATCCTGATATTAAAATACGTACAGAAGAACCAAAAATTTCTATATATGCTACTGATGAGTTAATGATTCAATCAGTGGCACGATCAATTGATGCTGATTATAGAGATAAAATTATCGATATTACTGGCCCTGAAAATGAGGAAGTTAAAGCGATCTTAGACAAAAATGTTATTTTGGTTAAAAAGCCTCCAAAATATCGATATAGAATTTGGTTTAAAGAAAAACAGTTCACGTTTGATACTAGGACTCAAATACTTGCTTACTTAGAGAGTTTGGGCGATCTAGTCAGGGTCAACAATCATACTCAAGAAAGTTTGAGCAGGCCTCATGACTGGATGTGGGGCGGCTATTTTTATTCAAATGACAAACATGTGGCTACATTTATTACCCTTATTAACCCAGACATAATTAGAGAAGTTTCAGAGCTGGTTTGCTTGGATAATAAATAATACTATTATTCAAGGAAGCCCAAATGGCCAAGATACATGAAGAGGTAATTGTTATTACCATAAGCAAACTAGTAAAAGACTCTGATGCGACAGATGCACCTGACCTTGCCAACAGCGAGATCATTGCAGCTTTAGGATCAGTAGCAGAAGAATTATTTGGCAACGGTGTTGTTGTCGAAGTAAACAAAGCTTAATCAAAATTTAACCAAGAGAGAAATCAATGACTAAAAAAGTAATTGGAGACAATGCGTCCACACAAGCCGATGCTGTAGCTGCAATCAAAGCAGCAGCAGAACAGAGACAACAATCCACGCCGCAACAGGATGCTGTTTCGTTAATCAAACAAGCGGCTGCACAACGAGCCAATCAACAGGCTCAGCCACAAGGTACACCGTTTGATTTTACCAAATGTCATTTGCACATTGGTATGCCTTGCTATGGTGGCAATGTCAGTGAGCCAACAATGACTTCGTTGTTGCGTTTTATCTTGATGGCCCAACAAGTAGGTTTGAACTGGTCGCTAGATACCATGGTCAATGAAAGCTTGGTTACACGAGCTCGTAATAATCTTATGGCCAAGATGATGACCAATCAGGCAGCTACACATTTTATGTTTATTGATGCAGATATTCGATTCCAACCAGAATCAATTTTGCAAATGATGGCCTGTGATAAGGATGTTATTGGTGGTCTATATCCTAAAAAAGCACTGCCGGTCAACTATGTTATTAATTTAAAGCCTGAAACCAAAGTACAAGGTGATATCTTTACAGTAGATACTATGGGCACTGGCTTCTTGATGTTTAAACGAGATGTATATGTAAAATTGTGTGCTGCACATCCTGAATGCAAATACGTGGATGATGTAGGTTTAGGTAAACAGTACGAACCTACTATGTATAGTATTTTTGATGTTGCCATCGATGCCAAGGGACATTATCTAAGCGAAGATTGGTTGTTCTGTCGTAGATGGAGTGCGCTAGGTGGCGAGATCTGGGCACACGGTAAAGTACTATTGAATCACATTGGGCATTATGAATTTGTTGGTGATCTCGCTAAGATGCCACAATTTGGGCAACCAGTTAATCCGGACGCTGCTCCTGGTGCCCCACGTGCTCTTCAAGATGCAATTCAAATGGCACAAAAGGCTCCGGCATGAGGATGAATTATGGATGAAAAAGAAATATTAGCCTTTAAAATAGGACTAAGTGGAACTTCTGATAAAAAACAAACAGAATTTAAAATAAGTATCAACGGAGATACGGTTGTACATAGTAAATTAACTAAACAGCCAAACGAAACCGAATATTTTGAATTTACTTACGAAATATCAGAAGGCGACAACAACTTAGAAATTAGTCTACTTAACAAGGGATTTGGTGATACTGTAATCGACAACGAAGGAAACATCGTTGGTGATATGTTATTAAATATTGATTCAATTGAAATTGATGAGATTGATTTAGGATCACTTAAATGGACTCTAAGCGAATATCACCCTATATATCCTGAACGTTATCGCGCAGAAGCTAGAAAACGCGGTGATGAATTATCTTCACCTGTTAAAAATTGTGTAAACTTAGGGTGGAATGGTACTTGGAAATTACCGTTTACAAGCCCTTTCTACATTTGGTTGCTAGAGAACATTTAAGCTAAATACAGCAATATAATGGAAAACCCATGTTTATTGCTGATTTATTTGAAAGTTATGTAGCAGAAGCCGGCCCGCAGTTGGTTGTACTATACCCGGGTCGGTTTCAGCCTTTTCATTTAGGGCACAGAGAAGTATTCCAAAGCCTACAAAGCAAGTTTGGGCGCGATAGTGTCTATATTGCAACTAGCAATAAAACCGAACTTCCAAAAAGTCCTTTTAATTTCAGCGACAAATCAGTACTCATGCATGCAGCTGGTATACCCAGTGATCGCATAATTGAAGTTACTAATCCTTATAAACTCCCTGAACCTCAGTTTAATCCCGCCAATACTATTTTCATAGCGGCAGTAGGTGCACCTGATAGAGATAGGCTGCGCCCTGACAGTGTTAAAAAAGATGGTACTCCGGGGTATTTTAAATCATTCGAAAGCTTGGATAAATGTGCCACGGCCGACAAGCATGGTTATGTGATTATAGCTGACGAGAGACAAAAAGTAATTACAATAAATGGTCAGCAAATAGATGTAAGTCATGGAACTCCATCAAGAGCAGCATGGAACGCGGTAAGAGACAACCCTCAAGGTAGATCAGAATATCTACTACAAATGTACGGTAGAGATGATTCTGAATTGGGCCGTATACTTGATAAAATTCCACAAACTGTCAATGAGGAAGCAGCCGGAGTTGGCGTAGTTAAAAACAGCAAGGATCCACGTTATGTCATGGCCACAATGGGCAACGACAACGATGTAAATGCTGCTACACTTCCTAAGATGATGGCCGGATTTCATTTAACAAAAAAATATAAAAAACTTAAAGAAGAAATGGATGTTTTAAAAGAAAAATGGTCAGCAAAATATAAACGTAGTATCAACTGTAATAGTCCCAAAGGATTCAGTCAGAAAGCGCATTGTCAAGGTAGGAAAAAATAATGTTTCACAGGCAATTACGCTTTGATGTACATTGTCATTGGAGCGGCGAACCACCTGTGTATAGAATATATGTAGACGATGACTTAATTACCGAACGCACTTTTGGATACGCAGGTTATGACTATTTTATACAAGAAAATGTAGTGTGCGATTTAGCACCAGGTGTTCATTGTGTTAGACTTGAAAATTGTTCTGATAGTGGTAATTTTCAATTGCTTAAATTAAGAGTAAACAATCAAGAAATGCCCAAACAACCAGGCAAAGACGGCTACGACAACAAACAGTGGACCTTTGCTTGCAACTACTAAATATTAAATATGGTAAGGTAAAGATATGAAAACAACAGAATTTGTAGTAGAAAACAGTATTATTGCTCAAGAAGCAGATGACATGCATCGTGATCACGAAGTACAAATGGCACGTAGTCAAATGTACAGCGCAGCACAAGCAGCAATTGAGATCCATCGCTTGTTAAGAGATATCAGCGAGATGGAAGGTCTTGAAGGTTGGGTACAAAGTAAACTAACTCTTGCTAGCCAATACTTGGAAAGCGTTAGAGATTACATGAAGTACGAAGATGTCAGTCAAGACACAGAATTGATGCCATTTGCTGAAGGTGCCGCCAATTATGCACTAGACAAATTATTAGTCGAAAAGGCAAATAAAAAAATGAAAGAGGCCACTACTGGTCCAACCATTGGCGGCGTTTCACAAACCACAAACGACGACGGTACAACTACCACAAATTATAATCAAGGTCCAATGAGTGCGTCAAGTACTAATCGTCCCACTGGCACTGTAAAAACTGCTGCATATGATTTGGGACCTGCGGGTTCAGTTAGTACTACCACAGGCCCTATGCTTGGTGGAGCACAAGGCAAAGGGAACCAAGTATCAAGCATCACAAATGCACAAGGAAAAACAACAAGCATTGTTGGTAAACCCGGTGCACAAGACATCAATCAAGCATTAAATGAAAAAAATAAAAAATTAAAAGAGACGGCCAGTGCTGGTGCAAGTGGTGCCAGTGGTATTGCAACAAGTGTAGCTGGTCCTGCTGGCAAGCCTGGTACAGGTAAGCCTAAGACTATTGCCAACGCACACAAACCAAAAAAAGTTAGTGTAGGTAAAGGCGTTTACTAATGAGCAACATGCGTGATCTACTTGAAAAGATGAATACGTTTGCTGGCAAACAAGTTGGTCAAAAACCTGGCGACCAAGTACGTGGCAGCGAGCCTATGCCCAAGAAGGGCGGTGGTAAAAAGCACCCTTATGCTGGTAGATTGGTTGGCACCGACGAAAGCTCAGACAATTTATTAAAAGAACTAACACAAGTAATCAACAGCGATCCTGTCAAAAGAGATCTGTTTAACGAATGGCAAGAGTATAAAGAAGGTTTTGAAGACTCAGTTAAATCCGCAGCTGACAAAATTGTTTCTGCTGGTAGTGCTACTCGAGATGCACTTGCTGGTGTAGTAAGTACTATCCCTAGTATCCCAAGACCGTTTGACGAAAAAGAAGTAGCCAAAGATCTATCACAAATAAAAAGCACACAACCTAAAACTAGCTGGCGCAACACTGATAAAAAAATGCAAGAAGATGATGTAGTAGCCGAGTGGGGTGCAGCCGGTACAGCAGTAGGTCCAGGCAATGATGATGCTGACCCAGTTGAAATTGCTGCACAACGAGCACAGCAGGTTGCAGGCAAACAAGATCAACAAAATCAAGTCGCCGGATTGATTGCACAAGTAAATGGTGCTAGATCAGAACTAGCCGGCCTTAACAAACAGTTCCCGCAAGGAGCCAATCCTGTGGAAAAAGCCATGAGTCTACAACAAATGCAAGGACAACGAGTAGCATTAGGTAGACAAATAGAAGACCTCATGAGTCAAGTAGCATCACTAAGATCACAGGCGTAATTATGTTTATAAACGATATTTTTAACGATAACAACAAAAAATTAGACGAAGTCAGCAACGAATTGCTAGGTCGTTATAAAAAAGCCGCAGGTGCAGATGCAAGTGCAGCCGACAAGCGTGGCGATGTTGAACAAGGTAATAAGAGATTCAAAGGCATTGTTAATGCCACTAAAAAAGAACTAGACAACGATGTCAAGCGTCATAAAAAATCACCCGTAGAAGAAAATGACCTTACTGTTCCTAAAGGGTGGGAAGCAAAAACTCAAGCAGATGGCAGTACACGCATATCCAAACAAGGTAGTATGTCCAGTGCCGATTATAAACAGAACATAGCAGACTATAAAGCCAAGAACTGGACTCCAGAAAAAATAGCCGATTATTCTCAAAGAATGGCATCTGGTCAAGGATACACAGATGCAGAAAGATCTGCAAACTATCAACAACAACAAAAATCTTTTGGGCAGTATGCCGATACACCGTTAGACGAAGCAGAACCAACAAATAATCAGCCGCGCACAGGTCTTTCTGCCGAACAAAGAGAACAGCTACGCAAAGATATAGATGCAGTTGATTACAATAAACAACAGCAGCCTCCTGCAGCTCCTTCCCGTGAACAAAAAGCAGACATACGCAAAGCCGTCAAAGCACAAGAAGTTAAAGAGCAAGGTGTGGCGGAAGGCTTGCCACAGACTCTACGCAAGGTTGTTCCAGGATATGCCAAGCGTGAAATTGATAAAAAGATGGATGCTGAAAAATTTGGTAGGACCGATGTAGATAGAGATGCTAATTACTATCGCTATAAAAAGATTCAAGACAAGATCAAAGAGCAAGGCATGGCGGAAGGCGGCTTTGATATTCCTGAAATTCCCAGAGCGCCACAACCAAGACCAGAACCCAAGAACAAAGCAGTAGGCGAAGGCTCAGTACAAGACAAACTACACCGGCGTCATCAAGAACTACGCAAGAAGTCGGGACTACCTGATCCCAACTACTACCAAGAGTTAAAAGCCACATACGATCTTCCTGATGAAGAAAGATACGCCAAGGCGGCTGAACTTAAAAAGAAATATCAAGTGAAAGAAGCACGCAAGGCTGAGGCCAATTTTGATGTGGAGGATCTAAAGCGTTTAGAACAAATTCGTGATTTACCTACACTTAAAGCACAGGCCATGGCATTGATCAGCAAACCAAGCGAAAGACCCATGAAGCCAGAAAAAGTTGCCTGGTTCGATGCTGCATTAGATCGCATGGACAACAGAATGGCCATTATCAAGCTCATGTATGATTTGTTATTAAGCGGCGAAGGACATCAAGTAATTGGTAGTAAGCGTAGCATGAATCCCAACAGCTACCGTAGCAGATTTGGTGAATCAACTATTACCAACGAAGACGTAGAACGATACGTAGAAGAACTAGAACGTGCTGGATATAAAATTCTTGAAGAAAAAACTAGATTAGATCCCAGCTGCTGGAAGGGTTATCGTAAGGCCGGCACTAAAATGAAAGGTGGTGTTCGAGTTAATAACTGTGTGCCAGTCAAAAAAAAAGTAGATGAGTACGGCGCAGCAAACGGTCCTCCTAATCTAAACAAGTCTGATATCAAGCGCATGATGCCACCTGAGCCAGTAGCCGAACAAATTCCCACAATCACCGATACTGGGCCAAGAGAACAACCACACCCAGCAGCACAAACTTTAGATCTAGTACGAGGCTTAAAAAGATTGGCTGGCATTGACAAGTACGATGTTGAAAATGCAGTCAATCAAGAAATAACAAACGTTGTTCGTTCTCCACAAGATGCAAGCAGCAAAAACGTCAGTATTATAAATCGTTTGTTTGGCCCAAGGCAATAATGAGTTTTTTAGTAGCCAATCTTCCACCGGTGCATTGTTATATACGTAAAGAATTTCTTTATGATTTCAAAAAAGGACATGGCGAATACGAACCTTGTATATGGGTTTCAATTAAAAGTATTCGTGGCCAAGCTTTTAGAATAGAATCTTACTTACCCAACTATGGCGCACTTTATGACAAGCTACCTTTGCATGCGTATGTATCACGCACAGAGAATATTGACCACACAAAGTTTTTATCTCTAGACACATTGCAGATATGGGATTGTTTTGATTACAATATGGCAGTTATTCAAAAGTCATTTTTGAAAAATCTTTCTTGTAAATTTTATGCCAAAGACAAACAGATGTATTCGGGCAATTATCTGTTTACTGTGGATAATGCACACCCTGATCACAATCTAATAGATACCGGATACAGCGAATGGCCCGAGGATCATAAAAGTTTCAATTTTATTGAATTAAATAATGGACAATATGCAGCACAACCAAACAATCGTTGTTTGTTTTTTGATGCTGCAAGCAATCCTGTTGATATGAAGTTTCCAGATTTTAAAGTAGCAACTAAGAAATGGGTAGTAGAGCAGAATCCAAAATGGCGTCTAGGTGATACTGATACAGTAATGTACGAGCGATCTGATCCCGACGACGAACATTATGGCAAAAGTCAAAAGTTTAAATAAGTTTTCAAGGAGAGCAAAAATGGCAGCAAAAAGCGGATCAAACAACAAAGTCAATTCAGTATTTAAACGTACAAGTCAAGGCGGTAATCGTCCAAAAACTTCGTCAATGAGCAAAGTACAAAAACGCAATCACAAGGCTTATCGCGGCCAAGGTAGATAAATACTCTTATTAGGGTATCAGTCATGGATGAATTACAAAGAGCACTTAAAATAGCATTTGCAAGCGAGTTTGCTTTCTATTTGAAAGCGCATAACTTTCACTGGAACGTGGAAGGCCCAGCATTTCCGCAACTGCACGATTTATTTGGCAAAATATACGAAGAAGTATATGGCAGTATAGATATATTTGCTGAAGAAATTCGAGCCACTGGTGCATATACACCAGCATCATTTACTAAGTTCAGTATACTGAGTCTAGTAGACGACGAAGTTGAAACTCTACCTGCTGAGTCAATGTTGGTAGAGCTACTAGAAGACAGTACCAAAATGGAAGAAATGTTCAAGATAGTTTTTAGAGCAGCCGAGGAACTGGGCTTACACGGGTTGAGTGATTTCTTGGCCAGTCGTCAAGACGCCCACGCAAAACATTCCTGGATGCTACGCAGTACACTTAAATAGTGTATGACTGTTAAACTTGATACGGAGATTGGTTCCAATTTCTGTTATGCTCCGTGGACCAATATTCACATTAATACAACAGGAACTTATAAAACTTGTTGTGCCGGTACTAATGAGATTGGCGATTTACGAATAATTCCAATTCGTGATTTAATGTCAAAACAAAATCTAATAGATATTAAAAAATCAGTATATAATAATCAGCATCATAATAATTGTGCCATATGTGCAAGGCAAGAACAACATAGTTCGAACAGCGAACGTTCTTGGTATAACAACATAGCCAATAACGAATCAATTGAACTGAACAATATAGATCAAGCCAAACTTCAAAATCTTGACATTCGTTGGTCAAACACTTGTAATCTCAGTTGTGTGTATTGCGATCACGAAGCCAGTAGTCAATGGGCTAATCTTAAAAAACAACCAATTGATAGACTGGATTATTCAAACACTCTAACTGACATACTTAATTTTATTGATGCTAATAAATCTACAATAAAAAATCTTGCTCTATTGGGCGGAGAACCATTATTACAAAAAGAAAATAGTCATCTATTAGACGTCATTGACTCAAAGGTACACATTAATGTTATAACTAATTTAAGCGTTCCTCTTGAGAATAATAAAATATTCCATAAGTTATTAACTAAAGATAATGTTATGTGGGACATTAGTTTTGAAACTGTTGAAGATAAATTTGAATATGTAAGACATGGAAGCAGTTGGGATCTAATATTTAAAAACATAAAATTTTTAACTAATTCTATTAAAGATAAACCACATCATTCAATAGGTATTACCAGTCAGTACAGTATATACAATGCTTTAACTTTATCAAGTTTACATGAATATTTCATTGATAATCAACTTCCTACCATTCGTTGGAATGAACTTCATTACCCTAATATTTTAAGTGTTTCTAGTTTACCAAGACATCTATTAGAAGTAGCCAGATCTGAACTTTTTAAATCTGTTAAATATCATACTATGCCTGTTCAGAAAAAATTTCTGCAGGATATGGCCAATAGTTTAGAATTCATTCAATCAAGCAATACAGATTGCAAAGATCTTTATGAATGGCACGAAATTCAGGAAAAAACTTATTGGCCGGATTCAAGATTAAAGTTTGCCAATTTATGGTCGGAGTTTAGATAATGATATTGGTTTATATTCATGGAGCAAATGCTACTAGTGAAAGTTTTAATTATATAAGAAAACACATTGGTGGTAATGACTTTATTATAAATTATGATAGTCGTAATGGATTTCAGAAAAACTTAGAAGATATAGCAGATCAAATAAAAGACTTTGATAAAGTATTCTTTATATGTCATAGTCTAGGAGGTATCTATGCGTTGCATCTTGCAAACAAATTTCCCAAAATTGTAATTGGTGCGATTACTCTTAGTACGCCGTATGGCGGAGCAGAAGTTGCTGATGTAGCCAAATATTTTCTTCCATATAGTAGACTACTCAAAGACATTGGTCCTAATAGTTGGGCCATGCGAGAAGCAAGTAAAATTCATGTCCAACATCCTTGGTGCAATATTGTAACTGTAAAAGGAGACACTCCCTGGGTAATGGGGAAAAACGACGGAGTAGTAACAATTTCAAGTCAAAAGCATCACGGTGAGGACATGGATCTAATAGACGTAGAATATAATCATTATGAAGTGGTATTAAGTGATCAAGTTATTAAAATTATTCAAGAAAGATTACCAAAATGATAGGCGAAATGTTAGTATGGGGGTTTTTCAGTGCAATGGGTTGGATGACTGCCAATTGGGCTGTAGATAAAGTTATGCCGGAAAAGACAGAAACACAAGTGTGCAGCGAATGGCGAGAAGAACGTCAACCAGATGGCACAGTACAACGGACTAGAACTTGTGAAACAAAAAAATAAGTCTTCACCTTAGGACCGTGAGGGCGCGGCTGCTGCGCTATCCAAAGGAGTCGTGCCCAGAGGATTAAAGTGAGCAAATTTTATTTGCATTTTTCTAATTTATAGTTTATACTAATCAAACTTATTCAGGAGATGTTATGAGTTCAAGAATGTTCAGTTCAGAACAAAAAGCCAAACTAACACAAATCATCAATGAAGGCATGACTATCATGCAAGAAGTTGAAGATCTCAATGCAGGTTTAAGTGATACTATCAAAGCAGTTGCAGAAGAAATGGAAATTAAACCGGCTATTCTAAAAAAAGCAATCAAGATTGCACATAAATCCAAACTAGGCGACGAAAACGCTGACAATGAAGAATTGAATACTATTCTTCAAACCGTAGGCAAAACTCTTTGATTGATGCTGTATCTGGTATACTATCATGGATAAAAGATGATTGGCGTAGTCATCCTTTGCGCTTTGTTGCCGAGCTGGTTGCTTGGAGTATTAGTCTTGGGTGTAGCATTATCATGGCTATCACCGTACCAGACCCTCCCTTCATGGTTCTTTATCCTATGTGGATTACTGGCTGCGCTATCTATAGTTGGGCAGCTTATAGTCGTGGTAGTTTTGGGATGTTGGCTAACTACCTCTTGCTTACTGCCATCGATACTGTTGGCTTTATAAGAATACTTGGTAATGCTTGATATCTTTTTATCTATAATTGGCTATTGGGTAAGCGCAGGTATGTTCATTGCTGGGTTAATGTGGTTGGCGCTACGATTTGCAATTGTTTGCGAGCAAATAGTTGACTTCTTCTTTACAAAAAAATAAAATATATCTATGAGCTATGTTGACGCATTATATGACCGTAATCAGGATCGTATCCACATTGTTGAACGTGTCGGTGGTGAACGTGTATACAAGGAATACCCTGCCAACTATATCTTTTACTATGATG